CCCGATGTAATAAACACGAGACAGAAATAGCCGTACTTAAATCTCAACTAGAATCATCTAAAGTCTCATATGATCGTGAGATGAAAGAGATGAAAGAAACAATCAAAGCAATATTTCTAAAACTCGATAGTATAGAACAATCACTGCGAGATAGATAAATGTTAGACCCAGTTACGATCATTGGTGGTGCGACTGTCGCTTTCAATGCTATCAAGAAGGGCATTGCCGTTGGTAAAGACTTGCAAGATATGCATGGTCAGTTATCCAAGTGGGCAGGTGCTATGTCAGACTTAGGTCAGGCAGAGAAACAAGCAAATAACCCACCTTGGTGGAAATCATTAGGTGGGTCTGTAGAGGAAGAAGCTCTTGCTGTTTGGAATGCAAAGCGTAAAGCAGAACATATGCGTGAAGAGCTACGTAAGCATATCTCATTCGTCTATGGGCCAACAGCATGGGATGAGCTAGTGCGTACAGAAGCTAAGATCAGGAAGCAAAAGAAAGACCAAGAGTATCGTAAAGCTGAGATACAAGAGGCTATTATTACTTGGACAATCACTGGTGTCTTGTTGTTGATATTCTTTGCTGGTCTTGGTTTAATCATGTATAGTATGAAAGGGTAAATAATGGCTATAACACCAGAATGGCTAGATAAGTGGCGTATATGGCCTAGACTAATTATAACTCTTTATGGTTATGCTTTCTATAAAACGACAACATGGTTTATGGACTTACCTGATCCTACAAATGCTCAAGCAGGTTTTGTGTCGGTTATCGTAGGTGCAGGAGCAGGTTTCTTTGGGATATATGTAAATGGTAAGTCGGCTGATAATCGTAGCTCTACTAACGTCAACGTTAAGTAGTTGTGGTCTAACATCACTAATTCCTACTGGTGGGACTAATGTAGCTGCTAACACTCAAGTGGGCGCAGAGAATAACCAGAACGTAGGCGTAACAACTTACAATAAACCAGAGATAAAACCAGAAGGGCCAGTAGATACTGTTAATCAAGATAATAGTACGACAAACATATCTGAGATAGACCCACTTCTGCTTATACTATTGGTATTGGGGTGGTTGGCTCCATCACCGTCTGAAATGGGGAGAGGTTTACTTAAGCTCTTCAGACGTAAAGAATAAGAATATCCATACTCTGCATAAACTAAACCCCTGAATCCTTAGTTGGACTCAGGGGTCTTTTTGTATCTACTCTTCGGATAGACCTAGTTTGGTCATACACATAGCCGTACCTTCATACAGCATTTCTATGTCGGCCTCTGCTTTTGTGATCTTACGTAGGCAATATGCATTGGCTAGTAGACTGATCAGCAGGATACCTTCTATTACGGTCATTTACGCTCCTGTTGTTGTATTAATGCTTCTAGATACCATCGGGCTTTCTTAAGGTCTTCCACACCATTCTTGTATCGCCATCGGTGTAAATACTTTGCTACATTCCCACGATAGTACCCTATCAGTTCTTCGTCTGTCAGGAAGTCCTTGATGTATTCAATACACTCAATAGCACCAGTACCATAGTGTGCAGGATTGTTTACGTTATCACGTTCCTTGGATCGTTGTCGTTCCTCTAGAGACATTGGTGTTATCATCGGTGCTTCGCTCCATTCATTCATAGGTTCTCCTTCATAAAGACTTTCACCCACTGTGCGCAGATGTCGGATCGTATAATGTCGTCTACACCAAACTCAATGATTGGCACAGGCAACATATGCTTCTTTGCTAGGTGAATAACTTTAGACAGGCCATCAGCTTCTTTCAGGTCTGACTGTTGTATATCACCATTAAGTACTATAGTGGTGTCTTCACCTACCCTTGTCAAGAGCATCTTAAGTTCATGCGTAGTTATATTCTGTGTTTCATCGACAATTATAAAGGCATTATCGAAGCTACGCCCACGCATAAGTGCAAGAGGTGCCATTTCAATGTTTCCATTCTTTATGCCAGTTTCCACTGTCCCCTTACCTAAGTGTTTCTCCAATACGTCTAATACAGGTAATGCCCAAGGCATAGTCTTTTCCTGTAGATCACCCTTAAGAAAACCTAATTCTTTACCTACGGCAACGTGAGGTCTTGTGATAACGATTTTATCAATCTCTTTCGTCGTGTAGAGGTCGGCAGCATAAGTTGCAGTAACATACGTTTTACCAGTACCTGCAGGGCCAAGAATAAAGACCTGCTGATATTCCCTAAGTGCATTTAACAATTCCTTCTGTTTTGTTGTTTTAGGTAACAACCCAGATGTTTTCTTCTGAGCTGCTCCTTTATATGTTGTTTTTCGTCGGGATCGTTTTGGCTTTTCGGGAAAATCATCCATTCAGTTGTACTAGCTCCGCTGATGTAAATGGGATATGAAAGAACTGTTCCCCTTTACGAATGTACCTACCTTTTGCTGTACCTAAACTTTCTTGGGTTAGTAGTGTATCCTTGATACGCCACGCCTGTCGTAGGTCTTTACGAAACACATAAAAGTTAAGAACACCATTCTTTCCCTCATACTTGTCTAGGAGCCTCTGTTTGCGTTCAGGAATGCGTATTTCTGACCAGTGGGTAGGCCAGTCCCCATCCCATGCTACCTTAACCTCTGCCTCGTTAAAATAAGTGTAGCCATCCTTCTGAGATACTACATCAACAAAGTAATCCTCTTCAGTGTTTACAATCGTGTGTCCCTTACTTTTGAGTAACGACACCAATGCATCTTTAGCAGGTTCATCATAAGCCTCATATAAAGCCCTATTAAAACTCTTTCTTACCTTTGTCATCTAGCCACTCTTTCAATTCTGTGTACCCACCTACATGAGTACCTTTCGGGTTAAAGATTTGAGGAACAGTTGTTATGCTAGACCTCTTAAGTAGATACAACAACCAACTGCTACTTTTAGATTGTATGTTGTACTCTGTATATGGTAATCCATGTCCTTTTAACAAGGCTTTGGCATCATCACAAAAGTTACACTGATCACGAGTGATTATCACGTACATCTTTTCTCCACATTAATTCGTGTAGTAATTTCTTCTGTTCATACTCTGACATTATCATCCAGTCTCTTATTTCGTCGGTAGACCTCTTGCACCCTATGCAAAAGCCATCACCATCTAGACGACAAACCTTTACACAGGGCGAAGGTATTTGACCTACGTCAGGTCTACGATTTCGCATGAATCACCAGAACATGCCATTGTCTGCATACCTGCTGTATTATCCTCTTTCTCGTAGTCCGTTAGTTTAGACCAATCAATGTTTGTAGGCATTAACGACAACAAAGTCTCATAGTCTGATTTGTCGCAGTCCTGATAGGGTGCTTGCTGATAAGTGTGGTCACTATGCGGTAGGAATGATACACCTGACATTTCGTCAAAGTGTTCAAACACAAATGCACCTACAGATACCCATTCATCATCACGAACTGACACAGTAATGCTAGGTTTATGCTCACACCAGTGTCTTTGATACGTCAGCCACATTTCTAGTTGTTCGATAGCTGTCATATCATTACGTGTTACTGCACCTGCAGGAGCTTTCTGTGGGAAACTAAACACTGTTGTTGCATCTGGCTTCATCACATCAGGCTCGTTAGGTACACCCTGATCAATCAAGAATTGGGTAAGTGGGTCTTTATTGTCTCCACGCACCGTACGGATGTAATAAGGGCTGTGACGAGCGTGTATCCCACTAGCAGAATCAACAAGTTGGGAGACAGTGCCACTAGGTTTGACACAAGTGATAGCAGCAGAAGTAGGGATACCAAGGCGCTCAGACCATTCAGCATTAGTATTAATAGCGACATTTTTTAGATGCTCCAGTGTTTTAGCTAACCCAGCATTCGCACTGGTCATTAGCGGGTTGTCCATGATGCCTGTTAGGCTTACACCTAGCAGACGCTCTTCTTCCGTATTATCTGTCCAATCCTTGGATAGGTACGGAAACTTTGTATAGGTAGCTTGGATTGTACCTAAGATAGTCGCATATTTTACCTTGCGTTCTATGTCTTCAATGTTGTCAGTAGCACGTACTACGCACTCAGTAAGGTTGCAAAATTCCGCATTTTTCAAGATGATCTCACTGCAAGGATTCGTCCCGAAGTCACTGTCTGGATTACGACGACCATTCTTTGCAGCTTGCTTCTGTGATGCCTGACGGTTAAAGATACCTCGTTCACCTGATTTACTTTCGATCAGTGCTGTCCACTCACGCATGAATGTTTCTGCATCTGGCTTATCAGTATAAGCGACAGAGTTGTTAGCCAAGGCACGATGCCCATAGTCAACATACCACTGACCAGATTTAGCATAACGCATTTTGTCGTCTGATAGGTTAGATAAACTAATCATAGCACTACGGCGTACACCACCTACAACCACAATCTCACCGATCTTACACATGATGTCGTGACACTCAATAGAAGTCAGCTTACGTCCTGTAGCATTTAAGAACTTATCGACAGTGAAGTTGAACAAGTCTACCAAAGGTGCTGGCCCTGATGCACGACCACCAAAGGTCTTTAGTCTTGCACCTGCAGGACGTACCTTAGATATATCCCACTTAGGAATCTCACCTGACCACAGTAGAGCTAGTAGTTGACGGTATGCTTTAGCCCAACCCTCTTTGCTGTCCTTCACTACGATTGTTGTCTCAGACTTGAATATCTTCTCTGGTACTTCTGGTAGCTTCTGGATATACTGTCGTTCAACAGAGAACCCTACCCCTGTACCACACAACAAGATAAACATAGCTTCATCAAAGCGTTTAGGCTTGTCTACAGCTACGTAAGAACAGTTGTACATACACGTATTGTCTCGTGCTGCTGCTGGCCCAGCGGTCATCATAGATCGCATAGAGGGCATAACCTGTAGGTCTAAGATAGCATCACGAATATCTTTGATGTAACTGTCTTCACCTGTTAGGGGTTTAACGATATTGTCGATATATCGGTCAACTGTCTCTGACCAAGTTTCACGCTTTTCGCCAGTCCAACGTGCATAACGTGATAGTGCAATAAAGTTTTGATAGGGGGTAGGGAGCATATTGTTCATTCTTGTTCTTTTCCTCGTCCACGCATTGTTTTGTCTTCACCTAGCCATACCAGACGATCAATGTCTGCACGACTAATTCCTATGTCGTTTAGCTCTTTGTCACTTAGTGCATTAAGCTGTTTGATTGTATTACGATGTTCTCGCCAAGTTGCTATATAGTTTAGAAACCGCCAGAACCATGTCATACCTGTTTTCTTCTTACTCATTTACATCTCCAAATATATATTCTGTTAGTCCCTCTTTTTCATGCTTGATATGATCCTCTATAAAGTCATACACTATCTGTAAGTCTAGCTTTGCTGCTGCGCAGTACAGGACTAGCTTCAAACCTTCTTCTTGTAGTAGCTTGGCACAATTATTATCAAGGTGAAACTGATAGGTTGCACTGCCATCTTCGTGTTCTTCTACAGTCTCTACACCAATCATACCAGTCATTACCTTTTGTCTCCATTTCCACTAATGACCCCACGTTGTTTGCGATCCTGTAATTTCTTTAGGTTTCCAACAGCAACATCTGACATACTTACATTAAGATCACGGCAAATCGCAGAAATATACCACAGGCAGTCTCCTATTTCATCTAGGATACCTTCTCTATCAAAAACACCATCACGTAGTATTTTCTTAACTTTATTAGCTACCTCTCCTAGTTCACCTGTTAAACCAATTAAGGGGTATATAACTTGGTGTTCACTTTTGTATATAGCTGTCTTTGCTGCTGCGTTCTGATATACGTTCATCTCCATTTCTGTCTGACTAAAGTATTCAAACGCTTCTATATCTTCACGACTAATCAATGTATCATTCCTTCCGTTGTTCCTAAGTTTATAGCTGCATATTCTGCAAAGGCTAGAAACTCTTCTTCACTTACTGTTTCGTCTTCCTGACATTTTGACAT